AAACACCCGATAAGCTTTATTAACCAATTTAGTAGTTCCGTATCCATTTTCATGTTCCACCCACTTGTATTTATTCGATAACTTAACGACCTTCTGGAATTTCCGAAGATCGTTACACAAATGAATTGTGTTTTCTACTGGAATATTACGAAGCAAATAGTCTCTGAGAGCTTCATTGACAATCGCCAAGTCGTAATCCAAATTGTTTAAATCTTTAACATACGCACCTTTAGCTTCAATCTTGCCATTCTCAAATACAGCTAAATAGTTGTTTACATCTTTCTGAACTACTTTGGTGATTCGGTCATAACCCAAACCCATGCCAGTACGTTCTTCCCACTCTTTACAGATAGCTCTAACTTCGTTTTCATTACCATGTAACTTGACGATCAGACCATCAGTATTAGATTGGATTAGTTCACAACAACCTTCCAATCGTTCAATCAAATCAGTAAGCAATAACTGACCAAAGATACACACGTTGTTAGCAGACCTCGGATCATATAACGCATTGAATTTATCTTTCATTGCTCCGTATGTACTATTAAGAACGATCTTTAACGCATTAGCTTTAGGGTCTTTAGCCTTTTTGTAAGCAATACGATTGTCATAAATCTCTTGGAATTTCTCAACGCTTGCTCCCGTTCGACTCATACAGAAGCCAGGATAACGCAACATGAGAGAAGGATAGTAAGAATTAACATCAACATGAAGAAACTCACCCTCACCAAAGTAGTTTGGAATAGCTCCATGAATACCGCCTGTCCCATAAACATGAGGAACACCAGCAATGTCGATCTTCAATTTGTTATCGTAATTCCAATCGTTTGTAAAATACTCAACTACCTCAGTGTACTTATCAATCCGCATAGTAGGTGGAAGAGCAATGTCAAATTCGTCTTTATGCTTAGTTCGTTTCGCTCCTAAGATGATACTTGACAGTTGCGCCTTGCTCTTACCAAGATACGATAACGGCAGACCAAATAACTGAATCAAACCAACATAGCTGTCAAACTCTGATTTACGTTCCATGAATACTTTGATTGTTGCCAACACATCGTATTCATTGTATTCCAATACCTCTTTAATCATTTCTTGTGTAAACTCACCCGTATAATCAAAAGGAATTTTGGTTTCTTCAATGCTCATACCAGAGAAAGCTTCCAATGTTTTTAAACCGTTAAATCCAATCATGCAGTCAAAACTATTTAATTGGACTTTGTTCAGCATAGAACTAAACTCAAAACCTTTTCTACCTTTTTGGATGATCCATTGGTTCATATCCCAAGGTTCAAACCCACATAAGATTGCTTTAAAAAGCCAATCATCGTATTGTCTGCCGTTAAAGGTTACAAAGATTTCATCCTTGTACTTGGAATAATACTGCTTTAAGGCATGAGCATCGTTTACAATGGCAACTTTCGTATTCGTTATAGGGTTTATAATTGTTACTGTCCACAACTGCGGATATACTTCAAAGTCAAGAAAGTGTAGCATTTTTATCACTCTTCATTCTTTTTTGGAACTCACGATATTTTCTTGTATATTCGTAAGACTTACCAAATATTTTGTTAACAGCTTTATAGAATTTAGGTTCGTATTGTTCAATACACTTCAATTCATATTCGTAATTTCTTCCAAACGGACAAGCAGCGCAACCAGTTCGTTTCAATCCCCATACTTCATAACAATCACTATTTTGAATTTTCTGAATTTCTTTGTAATGTTGTTTAGAAGCATCGTCAAACCAAAATATAGGTCTGTATTGGTCTATCTCACCGTTTTCAGAAGGTGTGAAACAGTTTTTATACGCCCCTGCTCTTGCTCCACCTTCGCTTTTTCTAACACCTACGCAGTTAAGATCAAAACTTCCGTTAGCTATATAATCTTTAGCCACATTCTTTTTAGCAAAGCTACAACACTTGTTAGAAGTTTTAAAAGTAGGTGGATTTTCAATCATAAATTCCTTCAACCAAGTGTTATATGAAATATTGAATCGACTACCTTCTCCCCAATCATTACACCACCATCGTAATGCGACTTTACATTTAGGATATTCCTTATACAACTCTTCAAACGGTTTATCTTCCCATTTGAAGTTATGTTTTTGTAATCGTGCAATGTTCTCACTTACTTGCTTAGATAAGAATGGTTGACCATAAGTATTGCAAACTATAGGTATCGGTTTTTTAGCTTTTAAAGGAACTATATGGACATTATATTTATTTTCCAATTCTTTTAAATGTCTTTTTGTAGCATCATATTCCAATCCTGTGTCAAACCAAACATAAGTAGTTTTATAATTAGCACCTAATTCAGACAATAAATCAAGCATTATATCAGAATCGCTCCCACCGCTGATAGAACACAATATGTCATCATGTAGCTCTATTTCACGATTAGCTTTATAAATTGCATCTACCACATACAGGTCTGAAAATTTTTTTACAAATTCATGTACGTCCACATATATTCCTCCATTTTAGTTATTTGGGAGAGGTTTTACCCTCTCCCTATCAATCTCAGCTAAGTTTCTGAATAATGTCGTAAGTAGGAAAGCCTTTGTTTTCACCGTAAGCCAAGTGATACTCAGCTCGTCCATCTACTTCATTAAAGATTTGTTCAAGTAAATCACCATACTGAACGAAGTTTTCAAAACCAACGGTAATACCAGTTTCCAAGCTATTCAAGAACTCATTCAATTTGTGGAAACTAAACGGCTTTGTAAGTACCTGAGTCATAAAGATTTTCTGACCTTTATATTCACCAGCTACGATTTCAAACCAAACGCTTGCTTTAGGTACGCCAGGTGTCTTGGATTTCTCACCAGTCTCACCGAGTTCGATCTTAGTGATTTTAACTTCATAATCACCTTTGGGAACTTCGACAAACGCTACATCTTTGGAAGCAGCAGTCTCAATATCAGACTTCAAATCTGCCAAACCGCTTTCCCCACCAAACATTTCGTTGAATTTTGCAAACATTTCATTAGACATATATTACAGTCCTCCTTTAATTTCTTTTTTCATCAGCATCGTTAATAGCTTTTAACAACTCAGCTACCGACAACTTACATTTATCAACCTTAAAGTTATATCGACCTCCACCAAACTCGTGAACACTCGGTCTAAGATTCAACCATCTTTCACCTTTTTCATCGACATATACTCGACAAGTGAGCTTTACCGTACCAGCAAGCATATTAGCCGTTTTCTCTGCCAAGTTAGGATTATAAGTCGTATAAGGTGTACCACCTTTAGGTGTTACCTCTTTGGTTACTTCTTTGGAAACATAGAGTACCTTGTAACCAGCAGCTTTAAGTCGTTTGATAGCCTGGTTATATTCAGTTGTCACCATATCCCAACCTTTAGAGTAGTTGGAATCAGATTCATGTGCGATCTTGAGTTTTTGGCACATATAAACTCGACAATGCTCTCGTAAGTCCTCTACCAAATCCAAAACTACATACTTAAATGTGTTTTGTTTCTTTTCAAGCTCTTCGATAGTCTCCAAGAAGTTTTCCCAAGCTGTCTTTTCGATTTTCAATCGACCATTCATTTCTACGGTTTTACCGATATATACATGAGGGTTTTGGTACATATCGAAGTTACCATCAGTGTTGATAAACAGTACGTCATCTAAGGAATCATAGAATGTACTTTTACCAACATAACTCGCACCATAGATAAACAAATCAGGTAGCTCAGTGATCTTCTCTTTCTTTACCGTTCGTTTTTTGTTCTCAGGTAAGTTCATTTCGTCCTCCTTTATATTGTTTAAAATCATCCAATCAACTTTTTCATTTGATTGACAATAACCTTTATATTCGCACCAATCGCATAGTTTGGTTTCGTTTTTAGGGAACTTTTCAGCCTTTTTTAGCAGTTGACAACACTCTTGAAACTGTGCTATGCTGTCTTCATTATAGGGAACTTCTATAATCTTAATTTCGGTAGATTCTAAGTGTTCCTGCAAACGAGTGCGAAATTCATATAAACTCTCAGGCGGTTTACTTTTTAACTTCTGCCTGATATTAACTTTGGGAATAAAGACGAATTTAAGATGGTTAATCTTAATGTCAGGTCTAACCTTTTCCAAGTAATATTTGTAGATTGACAACTGGGGACTATCCAGGTAGTTATCTATGTTATTGGAAAACTTAAAGTCGTATAAGGTATCTCCACATACATAGTCGATATAACCAACGAAGTCATTCGTTTTAACTGCTAATTCGTGTTCTCCACCTTTAGGTAGGAGTTCTATTACCCGTGGAAGTTGATATTCCAACTGCATGATCCAGTTAATATTGGCATCGGTTATTTGGTTAAAATGAGATAGGTATTCTGCAATACCCTCTTCTACACCACATTCAATGCCTTTATGGACTCCGAGACCAAGCCATAAGGCGTTATCAGCGTTACACTCAGGAATTGTTTTGTAATGCTTTATGTATCGTAGAAACCATTTATAGGGGCATTGAGCGAAGGTCGATAAGTTTGAATAGGAATATCTCACTCTACCACTTCCAACCATTTCGCACCACTGCTTTTAACAAAACTATCGAAAGAACGCTGGACACCTACTACCTTATCACCAAAGTCAGTGGTCAATACACCGTCCTTAAACGGATAAATCTTACCCTTAGTGTAAAAACAATATCCACCAGTATCTAAACAAATAACCTTCCCATTATAAAGTTCTTTAGGTTTCTCAGGTTCTTTCCCCAACAATCTATTGAAAGCGATTTCAGCACCTTTTTTGAAATCAAATTCATCATCGGGATGACATTTGGCAGATACCTTTTCACCAGTTACCTTATCAAGTGCATATACTTTATCGTCTTTACGATAGATTACGATGGTTTCATCAGCTCTAGTACAAAAGTGGGGGGGAACATACCAACAATAACCATCTTTACCATTTCTACCACAACTATGACCATCAATATGTTTATAAAATTCAACACCATAATCATGGGAGTTTACCACAACCACTCTACCATACTGATTGTTAAATTTTTTATCTAACTTACCATTAACAACTACTTTATCACCGACTTTAAATTTATTTTCCATAATACTTACCTTTCTTTTATACAAACAATCTAGGTGCAACTTCTTCGTCTATAAAACCCCAATTACAAGGGTCTATTTTTCCTAAAGTACATTCAGCTTCATCAACATCTCTCATAGGACAAGTATAACACTCCAAATGTTTGTCACATTCATCCTTGATTACCCTTAAAGCTTCTAATAAATCCAAATCAACCTCCTAAAAGCTCTACAATACGCTCACCACACTTAGCTTTAGTGGTAAACTGCCATTCAATATCATACTTTTCAGACATTGTGGACATGATCTTGTACAATGTCTTTCCACTCACAGCTCTTGGATTCTTTTTCTTTCTCCAATTATACCACGAACATACATTCGATAGAGTGGTAATATTCGGTTCTTCTACCAACACAATCATCTTATAACCAAGCTCTTTAGCAAGCTCAAGCTCTCTTACAAAACGGTCATGTTGCTGACACACGTTCCCAGCTACTTCTTGCAAATCCTTTTTTCTATCAATTACTACCATCGGATTTTCCAAGTTTACATAGTCACCTACTACACACTTCGATCTAATCCACTTAATGTTTTGCGAATCAAAGTACCTCGTAACGTGTTCGTATTTTTGTTCTCGTGAGTCAACCTGTATGACTATACAACCACCTCCATCAATTACACATGAACCGTGTTTTCTTATGTAAATCCAACAAACAATCTTTACAGAGCATTATGTAGTGTTGATCCTCGTATTGGTCATCATCAGTGATATCATCACCACAGTAGCAACAGTAGTCTCGTTTCTTACTTGGTTGCTTCCAAGATGGATAGCCTGTCCGATGCACCATTTCGATCTCAGGATGATCTCTTAAAATCTCCATCAAGAATCTCTCCTTTCAAGTATCGCTCCAACATAATAGGATTGATGTGATATGTGTACCTATTTTCAGAGGTTTTGACTGCTACTCCAAATGGGAACAGTCGTTGTCGCAATGCCAACCTAAGAGTTTGAGTTGACATTTCAAGTTGTTTTGCTGCTTCTGATACCAACATTTCAATCTCTCCTTAGTAATTAGTAACAGGTTTGGCAGTGGATAGAGGTACTGCCCCTCTTCCTTCGGGGTCAAAACCCGATGCACTACTTTTATGCTAATCCACTATTTGGTAGAGCGTGGTGGACTTGAACCATCCATGAATCGCTTATAAGGCGATCAGTCTAACCTTTGACTTAACGCTCCTCGTTTGTATCGTTTTAAGCTCATATAAAAATTATATCAACATAATAAATCTTGTCAAGATACAAAAACTATAAAATTTTTAGTCAATTATGTCTTCTTACGCTTCTTCTTAACCACTTCATTTTCATCCTTTTCAACACACCATTCTCTTCTTATGTAATACCAACCATTTACTGAGTAACCCCACTCGGCTTTCAGTCGGTTAAACTTGACTTCCTTATCGTAAACATCTTTGAGCCAATCGTTATGTTTCTGAACGAATTTTTCACCTTCGGTTTCTAAAACCTTTTCTTTGGACAAAACTAACATCATTTGATCCTCCGCTTGACTATAGTACTATTATACCATAAAATGTCAAATTTGTCAAGTACTTTTTTCACATTTTACAGAATTTTCTGACAATTCAGATCGGTAATCTGTGTTTCTGTCTCTCTCCAACTGACATGATATATTATACCACACATCCTAAAATTTGTCAACACTTTTTTGAGATTTTTTGGAATATTTTTAAATTTCCTAATTGTATCATTTGTAGTCTGTATCTTAATATGATACAATTTATATAGAAACAAACAGAAAGGATGATTTATATGACCATTTGCCCTGGTACACGAATCAAAGAATTGAGACAGATCGCTGATATGTCCCAAGAAGAATTAGGAAGGAGGGTTGGAGTACAACGAGCTGCTATCCAAAAGTATGAAAAAGGAACAGTAGAGAATATACCAATTAAAACCGTTGAAAAGATCGCAGATGTATTCGATGTATCACCAAGTTATATAGTTGGTTGGAATGTCACTGATGGCAATCCCCTATCCGCAGAGATCAAAATTATCCAAGGTGTTAATCATTTCTACGGTAAGGAATCAGTTGAATTATTAGAAGATTTTATAAGTCTCAATTCCAAAGGTAAGAAGCGTGTTCTTGATTACATCGAAGATATGTCAACGATTTACACAGACGAACACACAAAGGTATAAAGTTTATATTGTATTATTTAATTTATATAGTTAAACGACATTATGATAGTGTCAGAATATCGTTTACCCTTATAAATAAAATATATAAAGGCAAAGTTTATGTGCTTTATAGGATAGCAGGTATTTCTACTATAAGTAGAGTGCAATTTGTTCCAAATATATCACAGCAACGTAGAGGGGATGTTTACGATGAGACATCAAAACGGTTTCGGCAGCATCATTTGTTTAGACAAAACAGGTAAAAAAAGACGAAAACCTTGGGCAGTTCGCATCACAGTCGGTTGGCAAGGTGGTAGACAGCAACGAAAGTATCTTGGTTATTACAAAACACAAAGAGAAGCACTGATTGCCCTTGCTGAATATCATAAGAATGGATACGATATTGACCTATCCAACAGTACGTTAAATGAAGTTTACGACCGTTGGATTAAGCGTATTGAATCCAAAGCTTCCAAAAATGTGTTGAACTCACACAACATGGCTAAAGTCCGATTTGAAAGAATGGGTAATATTCCAATCAATAAACTTAAAGCCGACCAACTCCAAGATTGGATGGATAACATCGACTTGAAGCCAGGAAGTAAAAGACGGATAAAAAGTACTATGATTCAGCTATTCAAATATGCTATAAAAAATGATATAGTAAAAACGAATTACGCTGAACACATTGAGATCAACGAAAAGGTTGAGAAAGTTGGTAAAGTCTTCACCGACCAAGAGATTAAGGCGTTATGGGATGATGTGGATAACCCAACTGCTCAGTGGATATTGATTCTAATATATACTGGTATGAGGATTGGTGAATTGTTAGCAATGACCGCTGACACTATGCACCTTGACGAACAGTATATGATTGGTGGTTCTAAATCCGAAGCTGGTATCGACAGGGTTATCCCCCTCCACGATAAGATTTTACCAATGGTGGTTGACCGCCTTGGAAGAGCTAAGAATCTCATGCGTGATGAAAAAGGTCGCAAATTAGCCTACCAAAAAGCCTTGAAACTGTTCAAAGAGTATATGGAAGATAAGGGTTGGGATCATCTCCCCCACGATACTCGGAAAACTGCGGTTAGCTTAATGCACTCTTCTGGAATACCAATGGAAGTGGTTAGGATTATCGTTGGTCACTCAGCTAAAGGTATCACCGAACAAGTTTATTTATACAAATCTCCACATGAATTAGTGGAAGCAATCAATATGATAAATATAAATGGAGGTAAATAATTATGAACACTGAAAAGGTTGTAGCTACCAAAGAAAAAGTTGAAATTTTAAACGATGCCATCGAATCATTAACTAAAGTTGGAGCGTTATTTCTACACAAAGATTTTGATAAATCCAAACAAATATTAGATATGCAGAAAGAGTTAATTGAACTTAGAGACGAGATTGCAAACAGTGTAGGTTGTAAGTAACCTGTGTGTAGTCTATAGGTCAAAATTCATGTGGTCTATTCGTAGTCTATTTGTAGGTTACGCACATAAATATAAACCTATAGAAAACAAAAAAAAGACCTGCCACCATTGAGGTGACAGGTCTAAGTATCATATCATAGTTTTCTTTTTGAAAACTTACATTCATTGATTTATAAGGCTTCGCAACGGATTTGTAGTCTGTGTGAAGCCTTTTATTTTTTCAACTCTTTAAGTACCTTGTCGGCTTCTTGAGCAGCTTTAGTGAAGCTATTATTCTTCCACCATGCCCAAATAGCAGAGCCAACGGTTACAATAGCGGTAACGCCTTGATAAATTGTATCTTCGTCTACATTTAACTGCTGAATACCAAACATTGCAAACATTTGGTTCAACAATGCAATACCAAGAACGATTGTTCTAATAACAGTATCTTTCTGCATGATTATTCCTCCACTCCATGTGCTTTTTTATTCAAGTGTTTTTCCAGTTCAGCTTTGGCTTTGGGAACACTATGGTTAGCTCCAAGTTGTTCTAAGCCATCTAAACACGCTGATATGCCATAGCACAATAAACAGTTTTCACGTTCCATATCTTCCACTTTGGTTTCCAAAATTGTAACTTTATCTTTACGATTTTTACGGTCAAAGTATCGATTTAAAAAGATACCTGCAATAACACCGAGAGCGGTCAAAAGACCGCCCTCGATAAGTATATTGAATATATTCATGGGTAGCACCCTTTCGATTGTGATATTGTTACATAATGTTAATATTTGCACCTGCATCAGCAATGGTAGGTGCGATAAGTGTATAACGTACACGATAATCCATGTAATCTTCTTGAACGACTTCAATAGTGGAGTCAAACTCAACAGGAGCATCGCTATTCATCATAAGCAACTCCATGTTAGAAGCAACTGCCACATCGTCAATTACTTGATTGCTATAGTTATCGATTTGGATTGTTTTCTGCTCACCGTTAATAGAAAGATAGGTAAAACTACCGCTATATTGACTGGTATTATTGATAAAAATAGAACATTTGTCAGTATTATTTTCAGTTTCAACTTCTTTGATCTGAGTTAAAACATAATCCATTACAGCTTTAAATTCTTCTGTACTATAACCGCTTTTTACGGTTTTTTTCAAATCGTTAATAATATACATACCTTTACTCCTTTATGCTAAATAAATAGTACCGTTACCATTAACAGTAAAGTCAGCTATTTGACCGTCACCTACCCATGCGAAGTTATCAGTAACAACATCACCATCAGAATAAGCATCATAAATCTCGTATCGCCCATCTGTAATGATTCGGATAGTTCCCCCTATTGCTACTTTTAACGTACAAGATTCAAGTTCTACCGATACCTCATTACCAGATTCATTGGTATAGCGAATAGAACCTCCACTGATACTGTAATTTTGAATAGTAACAATAGCACTAGCATTACTCCAACAAAGCTGTGCTACACCGTCTACGCCAATATATACTTTTTTAATTTTACGGGCAACACCATTTACGCCAATGTAACCCTTCTTAACTTTACGAGCTACATTGTCCACGCCAATATAGCATCCTTTTGCCATATAAGCTCACCTCACTCGTATACGAAATACAGCTTCCCATTACCGAGAGCAGTACTTCCTGATACCAAATCAGTAGTGCCGTATGTGATATATTTAGAGTCATAGTTCATTATCCAATTACTCCAACTATTTCCATTTGTGGTAATTGCGTAATGTCCAATCCATTTTGTACCTTGAGAATTTACAAAGGTAAAGAAAATACGACTCGCAATAGTTTTTTCCACGATCAGCAGTCCGTAATTGCTGTTCGGGTAAATTTCTAAGTTATTGGAGCTACCAACGGTCACAATCAAACGAGAATTGAAAGGTAAACCTCTTGCAATACTTTCA